TTTGCTTATAGTGTATTGTGGACTTCCAGGTTTGTCTGTTGTAAAAGTTCCTGAATATATAAATAGTTGCATTGATGCAGAACTAAGAGTTCCTGAAGCAGGTTGTACTTTTATATAATATGGACTTCTTGCATTTATTATTGTACTCATTCTATTGTTATTTCTATATCGTTTATAAATCCTTTAACTAAATCTTTTGGTAAATCTTTATAAGCCTTTTCAAATGGTTTAGTAAAAAATAGACTTGCTCTTATACCTTTGTCTTTAATACTTCTTGCTATAAGAAAACCTATTGTATTGTAATTACCTTTTGAGAATCTACCCTTTTCATCTCTTAATCTTATGTTTCTTTTTTTTGCCCAATCAGCTAAAGTTTTAACTGGAGGTATCTTAGAAGACATTTTAAAACTAAATGGACTTTGTGCAGTTGCTCTATCTGCATAATAAGCATTAGCTCCTCTTACCCCTTTGTCTTGGTAAACACCATATTCATCCATAAGAAACTGAATACCTATTCCATCTCTTACAGGCTTATACTTAAAATCTAAACTATTGTAAAGAGACTTAGAACTGTTCTTTTTATTCTTTGTCAGATTACTACGAGATTGTTGTATCACATACTTAGCAAACTTATTCAATATGTTTTTAGTTTCTTTTAACTGCATATAGTAATATCGTTTTCTATAAGAATATCCATAGTACAAGCCCACCCTGCTAACTGATTCTCAAATCTATCAAAGAAAGGTTCACAAGTAGGGTCTCCTTCTAATTGGTATTTAGTCGTATATAAGTCTCCTTTTCTAAGAACCATAACAAGTTTATTTAAAACTGCTAATTGAGTATTAAGTACATCGTGTTGGTTATCATTACCTCTAAATAAATCTGTAGTAGCTTCTTTCTCTACATCTACTATATCCATAGCCATAACAGTTATATTAAATGCTAGTACCTGTTCTTGTGTGCTTACACTATTAACCATAATATGACATAGAGGAAATATAGTTTGCTTAGATAAATCTATTTCTGTTATATCTCCTGTAGTTACAATATTGACGTTTGCATCATCTAACAACTGTGTTTTAATTGTTTCTGTTAATTGATAAAAACCTCTTATTCCTTGTTGACTCATTTTATTTTACTTTTTAATTGTTTAGCTTCAGCTTCTGCTTTGTCTTTCATAAATGATAACATCATAAAGCACTCGTGCATCTTTAACTTAGTGATATTTTCAAATCGTCTAATATCTCCTTGAGCGAGTCCGTAAATTGATTGATACCATCCCCATTTAGTTCCGAATTGAGATATTGCACTAAATTCGTTTCCTGTTTGTCCTCCAAATAATTCATCATAGCTTTCGACAAGTCGATTCCTAAATGATAAAAAAAAAGCACAGAACTTAATACTGCATCCATTGGCATATTTTGCATCTTCTCAGGATGATCTATATTATACTCCTCTATATTGTATTTTTCCGAATACTTATGTTTGATAGGTCTATATAGAACATTCATAGCTCTATGTATATTTTCCCAATCTCCTAAGTAAGTGTCCAGGTCAATGTATTCTCCTAAGCTCATCTGATCTAAGTCTGGTATGAATCCATATTCTACCCCATTCATTTTAAACTTCTTTACTAGCTTAGGTTTCTGATTGAACATATCTCCAAGTATTCCTGTAATAGCATAGACATCTGCTACTTTCATTTTAAGAGCATCTGTTAGCTTTAAACCACAGAAGACTTCTATCATCTTAGAAGCTAAGAACTTTTCATCTACACTCTTTTCTTGGAGCTTTAGGAACTTCTGATATTGGTGCAGCTTGATTTCTTTTAAATCATTAGGCACATTTATTTCTACTTTCATATATATATATATCGAAATTTTAAAACCATTTTTGACATATACACAAAAAAAAAGGGTAACATTTCTGCTACCCCCTTTCCAAACAAAACAACCTTTACTTAATTATTAAATGAAATTTTCTATATCATTAGATATTTCTTGTACTATTATTTCTTCCCAAGATGATGGAAGTTTTTGATTATTTGGTATAATTCTTTTATTTATTCTAATAACTTCATTTTCTTGTGTTGTATAACTATTCATATAAACTCTTTTAATGTCCACTTCATCTTCTTGTTCATTAAGTTTTTTATACCAATATTTTACATCTAAGCTAAAGTTTTCACATTCAACTTCTATTATATTTGTTATTCTTTTCATTATAAATCTATCATTAAAATTAAACATATTGTAAATAAAAAAACGTGAATAGCTATTAGCCATTTCCAGTTGTTTGGGTCTTCTTTTAGAAATTTCTTATACATAATTATTTTTTTAGTAATGATTTAGTTAATTCTATTATTAATTGTTTTCTTTTTTCTACAGGCATTTCTAAAGCACTTGCAGTTATCTTTTTTACATATATCTCTTTCATTATATATCATTTTGATATTTAAAGTCTAAAATATTTTTATAGGATTTTGCAACCCAGTCTTTCTGATATTTAGGCAGATCTGAATGTTCTAACAACATTTTTAATGTTGCTTCTATGTTTATAAGCTTGAACTTATCTTCTATTGTTATTTTATTTATTTCCATTTGTTCTGTTTGTTTATATAACTGCTTCGTTGCAATTACATAGCTAATATATAACTATTATTTTAATTATTAACAATTTTTAATAAATATTTTACTGAATAGTATATCTACCTCTGTTAGGATTCTCTAACTGCATCATTAAACAATATCGAGCTGCATCTATACAGTCAGGATGAGTTCCTGTAGGTTTCTGTATGTTATTACCTTCTTTATCTTTAGCCCATATATATCCTTGTAGTTCTTTGATTAGATTCTTAGAGCTGGAGGTTACATAGATTTCATTTTGATTTATTAGGTTGATACCATAGACTACTGAATCTCTGCCTTTAGTTACTCCTGAAATTTTATGTCCATAAGCTCTGATCTCACTAATACTCTTTGGTTCTGCTGAGTCTGCCCATAGATGAGTAGTTATACTATTGTCTTTTAGAAATCTACTTATGTCTCTATTAAGCATTCCTTTTTGATATAGTATCTCATCAAATATGTAAGCATTGTTCCATTTGTATAATAAGATAATCGTACTAGGGTCTATACTATATCCAAAATCCAATCCTCCACATAATAACCTAGCTTCATAAGGAATACTATCAATATATTTCCAATCAGGAATACATACTCCCTCTAAACTACCTATCTCTCCTAGTCCATATACTTTCCACCAATTAGCCCAATAAGTAGATGTCTTAGCTTTATCTTTAGCTTTCTCAATTTCTTTTACTATTGAAGATGGTAAGCTATCATTGTCTTTATATGTTAATGTAAGAAAGTCTGTATCTTCTTGTCCTATTAGTTCTTTATCTACCCAAAAGATGTTACTTGGGTTGTAATCTAACCACACAGTACCTGATGTTCTTACTGCAAGTTGTTGATACACTTCAAAGCTAGGAATGTTATTACACTCATTAATAAATAAGTCTGTCCTTCTTGCTCCTCTTAATTTGTCAGGTTGATCTGTGGAGAAGAACTCTATATAAGAACCTGTGCTGAATTGATACTTTAGAGTTGATTTGTTGAACTTTCTCTCATCATACCTATTAGTTTGTTTAAGTATATTAAGAAAGTCCTTTAAAGCTCCTCTACGTAAGTGTGGGACAGATTCTGCTACTACACTAATTTCTTTGTTATTGTTTTTAATAGCATAGTCAATAAGTATCATTAGAATAGCTACAGTTTTACCTGCAGAAGAACCGCCTCTTACTATTCTTATTCTACTACCTAATTCTCTAAGTTTTATTACTGCTTCTGTTTTTGTAAACATTAATCAATGAATAAAGGTACATCTTCGTTTATAGTTATATCCTTTGTTTCTTTTGGTTTACCTGCAAAGTAATTATAGTAAAGCTGAACAAACTTAAAGTCCTTTTTCTCTAAGCCATCTTTAAGTGCTTCAAATGCTAAAGGTTCTAAGGGAGTAAGTTTCTCTATTAATTGTACTTCCTCTTGCTTAGGTTTTCTACCTGAACCTTCTCTTTTACCTCCTCTATTTTCTATTTTCATATCTTTGAAAAACTTTGATTAATCAAAACTGTATATCTATATATCGAAAAATAAATTAAATTTTAGAATAATCTTTTTTGTGCCTTATGTTGTTCAATTCTTTTTAGTGCAGCTTCATAGTAATCTTTGTCTATTTCATATCCTGTTAAATCATATCCAAGATTATGACAAGCTATAGCTATGCTTCCAGAACCTAAATGAGTATCAAGTATTGTATCTCCTTCTTTTGCATAATTCATAAGTAACCATTCATATAGTTTTACTGGCTTTTGTGTAGGGTGTATTTTATTTGTGTGATTGTGTTTGTGTATTGAATATTCAAATATTTTAGCAGGTTTTTTTAAACCCATACTTACCCAAGCATATTCAGCAGTAGCAAAATTATCTACTGTTTGTTTTTTGTTCCATATACAAAAATATTCTGTTGGAGGTAGAATAAAATTATTTGCACCCCATATTATCTGATTTTTAGAAACCCTTATTAATTCTTTAAAAAAAATGTCTTTAGGTTTTATATCCCAACTTAATTTATTTGCATAGTTTCCTTTTACACCCCCAAGTCTCAAGCTACCTTTTTGTAATCTTTTTAATCCATAAGGAGGGTCAACAATAGCCAAGTCAAACTGATTATCTGACATATCTTTCATAGCTTCTAAACAATCTCTATTATATATTTTCACGCTTCTTCTTTTTGCAGAACTTTATTATACATATCCTCTGTGTAAAGAGCTAATTCATCTATGTCTTTATTAGTGAGATATTTAATACGATGTCTTATAAGTGTTCTTTTGTTTTCATTTCCCACATCATCAATATCATTGATAACTATGTCTAACCACTTGTCCAGGTTTTTATTGTAGAACTTGTAAGTATCAAAACTCCTTACTAAATGCAATACATTAGCGTGATGCATATTCTTTCCATTCTCCTTGAAGAAGTTTGCTATTCTCGTTAATCCTATTCCAAGATATTTGTTTAGTATTAAGCAGATCAAAGCTCTTACCTCTACATATTCTCTTTGTCTTGTATTGTCAAATGGATTTAACTCTGCAAGGTTACTTACTTGTCTTGCTATATCTAAAGCTCTCTTTTTCATAATAATAATAATTTAATTTTTAATTCTCTTTGTATCTCCTGAAGCATTTTTATTGCATCTTCACTATCCCCCATATCTATAGCGTCTATTATAATGTCTATGTCTTGTATTAGTTCTTTCAAAATAATTTTATTTGTGAATCAGGTTTTTGATTTTCTTGTTCATATTTAATTCTTGCTTTTGCTATTTCAATATATTCTTTTTCTCTTTCAATACCTATAAAATCAAACCCACCTCTTACTGCAGCTTTGCCTGTTGAACCAGAACCCATAAAAGGATCAAGTGTTATCCCTCTTTCAGGAGTTACTAACCTAATAAGATATAACATTAAATCAGTTGGTTTAACTGTTGGGTGATGATTTTTTGCTTTATGTCTTACCTCAACTTTGTTTTCACATTTGCAACTATCACCATTGCCAGATAAAATAAGTTTATTACAATTAGCACATTTCATATTAGTTGAATGTGGTTGTTCTTTTTCTTCTAACTCACTACATCCTTCGTTCCTATCTTTTTTTGATGTTTTAGGACAATAGAAAAAACGAGATGCACCACCCTTATCTGAATAATAAAGTGTTTGATCATTTGGCATACCAAAACTGCCTAATTTTTTTCTAATTATTTTGGTATTGCTACTTTTACTAATTCCACTTTGTTCATCAAGGATTTTACCAGCTTCTTCATCAAAGATTATGTTTGCAGGGAAACGTCCAGATGGATTTCCGTCTCTTGAAGTATTTTGAACAGTTTTACTTTTTAAGTAAGAACTACCTCCATAAATATTTTTATTATTGTTTGTTATTCTAATCGCCTTATTTTCATTTTCAATTCTACTCGCATCTATATTTATTCCACCAGTTCCCCATTCTAATACATTATTAACTACTGTTCCTTTAAAAGGTTTTCTTGCCATTACAATAGGTTCGTGAGCAGGTTTTAATGCAGTTCCCCAGCCTTCCCATCTTGAATTGCCTTTTGTTATGTCTATACTTTCTTTTCTTTTTTGTCCTTCTGTATTCCATTGATAACGACCTGTATTTTCGTTATCCTTATTTGCTATGTTTGTTTGTTTGCCAATAACTTCTCGTTTAGTTTCAATAATAGGATTGTTTTCTAAATTTAATATTTCTATAAGTTTATTAAATTGTTCTGGTGTTATACGACCCCTACCAGTTTCCCAATTAGATACAGAGCCTCCGTGATTTGTTTTTCCATAAAATTTACCAAGTTCAGCTAATTGTATAGTAGATAAACCTATTTCTAATCTTTTTTTCTTTACAAGGTCAGCAACTTCTTTACCAAGTGAATTGCCACCTTGTTTATCTACTGCTTTACCTATGTTATGTGATTTAGGAAACCCACTACCATATATCCACATTATCTGATCTCTAATTTCAAACCCTGCATCTTCTATTCTAACAGCCATTCTATGATAAGTTCTTGAACCTGCAAACGCTAAAAGATGTCCACCTGGTTTTAGAACTCTCAAACACTCAATCCAAATGTCTATACTTGGAACATCATAATCCCACTTCTTGCCCATAAAAGATAAACCATAAGGAGGGTCAGTAACAATACTATCTACTGAATTATCATCTAACTCTTTGAGTTTATCTAAGCAATCTTCATTGTATATCATAGCGTACCTGTTAATACATAATCATCTAAGTCTGCTCCATTAACAAAGAAGGTTTCAAAGATGTCTACTGCCTTCTCTACTTTTCTTTTGCCTTCTAAGTAAAATTCTTCAGAACAATCCCATACACCAATATCTAAACTTCCTTTGTCCATTACTAAGAATTTGAATTGTTCATATCCCACATTAAATAGATTACAATATAAATAACATTGAACATCATATCCATATTTCTTTGCAGCATAAGGAAAGCCTTTTATGTCTGTTGTAGTTTTTAAGTCTACTATTCTATCTTTTCCAAGAACATCTGCTTTACCTCTAAAAGGATAACCACATACATTTCCTATTGCAGGAACTTCAAATTCACAATCTGTTATTAGTTTAAGTGCGTGTTCATTTCTAAAGAATGCATCTGCTAACTTCTCAGCTTTATTCTTTTCTGACATTGTAAATACTTTACCGTGTTCCTCTTTAGCTAGTTTATATGCCTTAGTATTCTTACTTGCAACATCTACAAATATCTGTGCATTAAAAACGTGAGGTTCTAATATAGCTGTATGAAATAACCATCCATCTCTTAAAGGTTGTGTTTCAGGATTACCATACTTAGTAACGTGCTTATAAGTCTTAGGACTTGATAATAATAGTTTTAGTGAAGAACTGCTTAAAGCTAGTTTGTTTAATTCTCCATAGTAAAAAGAATCATCATCCATTTTAGATAATAGTTCTTTATGCTCATAATTCTTACCGTCTAATAGTTGTATCATTTTCTAATAATTTTTCTGATTTTCTTGCTCTCTCTATTGCTCTTAGTTTATCTCCTTCTGCTATCTTTAATTTAAAGTCTAATACTTGTACCTCGTTTCTAAGACCAACTACAAACATATGCATCTCATTAACACATTTAATTAAGTTGCCTAATTCTTTAGTAGATTCATTATTTTCTTTTTTAGTATCGTATGCTTTAACAAGAGCTTGACCTATATAATTAAAGTTAGCTTCATATACTTGATTTTGGAATAATGTCATTAGTTAAGTATTATGCAACTAATAGTAGCTACGATTAATGCTATGAATCCTACTTTTAGAACATTAAATATCTGTTCTTCTTTTTCAGGACTTCTACCTTGATTTGATCTATATTGTCTTTTTTTCATAACTTGTTTTAGGTGTTCTTTTATAATCAAAACTAAATCTCTTTTCTATATTCTGTATATTATCCTTATCTATAATTTGATTTTCTAAATCAATAATTTTATAATTATGCTCAACTAATAATTCTATTGCAGCATTTATTGATTTTACTTTTTCTCTAAAATGATTAAATATTTGATTTTCAAAAGCATTGTGGTTATGTTTCATAATTTTGTTTTTAAAGTTATACAGGCTAATATAACTCTTTTAAAGTTATTAACAAAATTTAATTATATGACTCCCTATTTATAATACTTGCTTGTTGTTCTGTTAGAAGATATACAGGTTTGAGTAATCGTTTCTTAGTCCACATAGTAGTGTCAGGACAATACATCTCTACAGGTTCTGGCATTTCTAAATAGTTTAACCAATATAGATAGTTACCTTTAGGGTCTGATACAAAGTAGAGCTTTACTATTTCGGAATCCATACCAATTAACTGTTCATACTTATAAACCTCTAACATCTTTTCTTTATAGTATTTATTCCTGAACTTCATTTCTATTACACAATCGTGACCCTTAGGAGTTTTACCAATAGCATCATAATGCTCAAAGCCATTACCTGCCCATTTTAAATCCCAAGTGTCCATATTAAGTATCTGAACTACTGCTTGTTCGTATAGATGTATCTTACTGAGTCCCATTAGCGTAAATGTCATTTAATTGTTTTATCCACGCTATATATGTCTTAGGAGTACAAGTGCAAGGTAAATAATAGCTATGCTTAAAGTAGATGGAATGTAGTCGAGCAATTAACTCCTGTTCTTTTCTATCAATGCTTTTACCATTAGCAGATTTAAACTCTGTCCATTTGTCGTAATCTTCCTGACTAAACTTTTGTAATCCCATTTCTATCTATTTTAAATTTATTTAAAGCATCTTTTCTTTTATCACAGTTGCACTTAGTTCCTCTTATACTATGGTAAGTATCTACTAAGTATTTTATTCCTGTGTATGTTGTTATAAGTTCTACTAAGTTTCCTAGTTTCATAGATTATCTTTTAGTTTCTGTTTAACTTTCTTGTAAGTATTGTATAAGCTGTAATAACTTATTTTACTTTTTCTTGACAGTTCGCTTATGTTAGTACCATCTTCTATTATTTCAAATACTTTTTTATCGTACCAGTACATATCTTTTAAAATATCCTGGAGCTTATTATAAACCTCATCATAATTGTTATGATCTATTTCTGTAACAGGTTCTATGTTTTCTAAACTAATCAGTTTTACTTTACTTTTCTTTCTAATCAAATCTACATACAATCCTCTAAGTATTTTAAAAACATAATAATAGTTTATCTCATCTTTATATAAATAGTCTATTCCTTTTTGAGTATTCTTTATTAGCAGAATATACATAGTTTGTACCAAATCTTCACATTCCTCTTTGTTTAAGCCACCAAAGGTTTGTACTATCTCTACCCATTGGTTGTGTTTCTCATATGCTAATTCTACAGGTGTTTTCAAAATGGTAAGTTTATTTGTTCTGTAAGAGTTGGTGTTATAATATTATTACCATTTATTTGGAAACCTACATTGTTAAGTATTGATTTAAGTTTAATAGGTTCATCTATTGGAGTAGGTCTTCCTCCAGTATCAATGTCTTTTACTTTTCTAACGTGTATTTCATTATACATCCATAATGTTGGATGATACAATAACCTTGAGATACATATGAATTCATCACATCGGTTAACGAACTTTCCCCCTCCTTCAACATCACTAGCCATTGGAGGCATAGGATGACCTGCGTGTTCGTGATTATTAGGATATTTCTTTCTTAATGATTCAGTAGCTGCGTGAGTATTTAACCATACTGATACATTATGAGTCTTGCAGAATAATCTTATTTCAGATGTTGCTTCATAGTCATAATCGTGTGAGTTAATACCCTTAAGCATCTCTCTATCTTTCATTAAAGAGTTGTAAGGGTCTATAAGAAATCCTTGATAGTTCCAAGCCTTCTTAATACTTGTAGCTAATTCTAATAAGGTCTTATAAGTATGAAGCTCATTAGAGTCTACTATCTTAAATTGATTAAATACAAAACTCTTGTGCTTTACAAATTCTTCTTCAGGTATTTTGTTTATAGGTTTTGCTGCCAAAAATTCTATTAGTTTTCTAATAATACTATGTGCTTCATTCTCACTAGAAAATACAAGCCACCTAATATTATGCTTTAATGAATACAATAACATCATATATAAGATCACAGTAGTCTTACCTACATTAGCGTGACCTAAGCATACTAAAAAGTTACCTTGTTTAAATCTAAAGTATTCGTCTATTTCTGGAAATCCTAATGCTAAACCTTCTACTATCTTCCCTGACCTGATTTGTTGTAGTTTATCAATCTGTTGGTCAAAGTTTATTAGCATCTTAATTATCGTTTTCTATTTCTTTTTGCAAGTTAGCTAAAGCTCTCCAAGCTACCTTAGCTGAATGTCTCATACCATCACTATCAATCTTACCTGCTTCAATAAGATGTCTACTAAGAGCATCTAATTCATCTGTACTTTTATTTCTGTCCCAATGTAAAGGTAAATCAGGATGATGTTGTTGATTACCAATATAAGAAACTTTTGCCACTTCTAATATAGCATCAGGAAAATAATTTAAAACCCCTGAATAAACAGGGGTCTTTTTTCTTTCTTCAGCAGTCATTAGAATGGTAAGTCATTATTTCTGTCAGGACTCTGTTGTGAAGCACTTACTTGTTCTACATCATCTTCTAACTTCCATCCTTCAATAGTATTAAATACTTTCACCTCATTTGTCTTTGGATTCTGCCATTCTCTACCTCTTAGGTTTATAGCTGTTCTAACAAAAGAACCTTCTGTAAAGCTGTTTAATAGATTGACTTTATCTTGTGTAAACTCTACCTGTAAAGTTTGAGGATACTTACCACTAGTTACAAGCCACATACTTCTAGTTCTAAAGTTATTAGCTCCTCTAGTTTGTGTACTATTGATCTTTTTAATTCTACCTGTAATTTCCATATTTATTATTTTAAAATTTGATTAAATGTATTTGTAAATTCTTCTATCTCTTGAATGTTTATCTTGCCAGAAGAAGCAAGTTCTATAGCTCCTTTAAATGCTACTTGTCTTAATATACTATTGTGAGTGTCTAAAGGTTTAGATTGTGTATTATTATCTTTTTTATAATTATTGTACATACCTACTTTTTTAACTTTAGCAAACTTATAGTATTGATCTTTCTGTTTATAATAATCATAATTGATTTCATCTCCTTTTTGTATATTTAATTTAGGAGTATATAGAAGTCCTTCGTGTTTAGTAGTTATCATTTTATAAGTTAACATACCATCACCAAAAGGTTCTCTATCTGTTTTGTGTATTTCTTTTACTTGTGCTGTATAATTCATATTTATTATTTTATATATTCGTCTACTATGTTAATTTCTAAATGTGCGTTTCTTACTTCTTGTTGTGTAATTTGAAGTTCTAAAGAATTTATGATATTGTCTTTTTCTTTAATAATATTATTTTTGGATTTTATAATATTTTCTAAGTTAGTGTTTTTATCAATTTCTTGATTTAATTTTTTTCGCAAATCTTCAGCTTCTGTAAATATCCAATCTACTGTATTTCTAATTCTTCGCAAGTCTTCTCTATGTGTCATATAAAATTGTTTTTAATATATTGCTTCATTGCAATACTTTAGCAAGTTAATTAAAAAATGTTAATAAAACAAGTGCATAAAAAAAAAGGAGGAAAATTAATCCCTCCCTTCAAAACAAAACTATAAGACCTGCGAGAAACAGATTATGCTTACAAAGATAATTCTTTTTTCCTTTTATCTACTAATACTTTATATTTATTTATCATATCCTCTAAGTCTATATTAGAGAACTTTTTTATCTGTTTAGATTTTATAAGAAGTTGTTCTGGTAAGTCTTTACCATATTCTTTTTGGAGTTCTAAGCCATACTTGTATTGTTCACCATATCTCATCACATTACAGGAATAACATTGTACTTGACAGTTGAGCTCCTCCCATCTAGTAGAATATGATTTTCTAGACATAAAATGTCCATTCTGCATTCCTGCACCTTTCCAATATGCTTTCTTGCCACAAGTATAGCAAGTTACTATGCCTTTCTTATTAGCTTTTCTAAGTCTTATATATTCAGAGAATATTGCATCTAATTTCTTTACAAGACTTTTGCGTGATACCTTTCTCATACACACTAAGATATAAATTATAATTAAAAGAAAGAAAAAGAAAAAGAGTAAAAAGAAAAAGAAAGAAAAAACCTAGTGAAAAAGAAAGAAAGTAATACCTGTTCCAAGCACCGTCCAACTTTATTAGGTTGTGCAAGTTTAGCTATAAGCAAAAACAAATATATAAAAAAATATTTATCTGCCTTGACCCTTATACTTCTTTTTAAATTTTACTTGACCTTTACTAGCATTCTTAGAATGAACACCAGGTCTTTTTGTGCGTTTAGAAGCACGATAATTACTTGTGGTTAGCTTTGCCATTACTTTCTAAATTTCTCTGCACTACGACCTCCAAAATAAGCTCCTATGACTGTTATAAGTACTAATTGTAATAAATCAATCCAGTTTGCTTTTACTTCAAAAGATATAACACCTGCATCTATAAATACCATAAGAACTGTAGACACTACTAGAAATATAAGAACTAAAGGTCTAACATTCTTACTAAGCCAACTATCAGAAGCCATATCTACTTTCCATCTCTCAGTAACATTCTTTTGTATGTCAGCTTCTGCATCAATCCAGATCTGCTCCATTTCTTTTTCGAATTGAGCTTTCTCTACTTTACTAAAAGTATGTTTATCTATTATGCCTGAAATCTTTTCTGCTATGTTTCCACCTGCACCTCCAAATAATTTACTTAGTATTTTGCTCATTTGTTATATCTATATATTTAGTTTTACCATTTTCTCTTATTGCTCTAAGACATCTTTTTCTGTTAGAGTCACCATCTACATAACTAACGTGAACCCAATCAGGACTATCATTTGTGCCAAACTCCCAAATAAGTTGGTCAAAGTCGAGATTATCTTTAATATAATAATACATATAAGCATTACTAACATTACCATAAACATCATCAATATCAATAGCTCTCCCTTGACAATGTTGACTTTTACTGCTTCCACCAATAGCTTTATTAAGTTCTTCACATCTATAAAATGAATTTATTTTTATAGGAGCATTAACAGCTTCTCTTAAAGGTTCAAATACTTTCTTAGCTACCATTTCCATATTTTGTAAGTGATATTCATTAGGCACATTATCTATACCTAAACGTAAAGCTGTAGCACTTCTAGTAGCTTCTTTGTAGCTTATATGTTTACTTATTTTATTCATTAGTTAGTACTTGCCCTTCTAGGTTTATTAATTCTATTTATAGTATTTTGTATTTCTAACCTAGTAGCTTTAATCTGCAAAGATATATCTGCTACATATTGCATTCTAA